GGGAGTGGGACCGAGGTGTCCCGCCCGACGCGGACCGGCAAGCGAGGCCGCGCTATCCTCCTGCGTTCCGACTCTACCGTCACCAGCGACACCAGCGTCACCTCAGATTCAAAAACGGGTGACGGTAGAGGTGACGGCACTGTCACCACCGTCACCTCTACCGTCACCCCTTCTCAGATACAGAGTGACGGTGGTGACAGTGGTGACGGTGCAGTCGGAAATCCCCCTGGTGAACCTGACCGCCTGGAGGTCTGATCCATGAGCGCCGTTACTGTCCTGAACAAGCTGGCGGCCCTGGGGGTCTCTGTAAGGGCCTCTGGGGAGCGGGTGGGAAAACCACCGAAACCCCTGAAACCCCCGCTGACAGATTGGGAGCGGAGTCCCCAGGTACGGGGGTTTTGGTGGACGACAAGATCAAAACCACCGTCCCCGATGAGCAAAACCCCCGTGGCTCGTCAGGTACGAAAACGGGGGTTTCGGTGGTTTCGGTGGTTTTGGGAGCTACAACACCGTCTGACGAACTGGAAGAGGGCCGGCTATGACCGCCACCGACATCCTGGCAGAGCTGCAAAGGCGCGGAGTGAGTCTGACCCTGGACGGAGATGGCGGCACCCACCTGAAAGGGTGGGTGAGGATTGAAACATTATCTCTTACCCCCTCTATTCAGACTTATCGAGTCACGCAAGACGGCTCTGTCGAGGGGCTCTATCATTGGCAGCGTCCAATCTGCTTGACGAATGCCAGTGATCTATGATAGAAATAGTCTGTGGGGAGGACAACGAGTAAGTCGCCTGGCCCATAACCAGGAGATAGTGGGTGCAACTCCCACCCCCGCAACAAACTGAATAGCTGAGCGGCCCGCGCGCCCTGAGCGCCAGCGCCGCCAAGTCCGAGAGGCTTTAAGCCCGACTTCGTAGGTTCACCGGAGCCTGCTGGAGTCGGGCTTTTTTGTTTTCCTGGAGGTCTAATGCCCACTGGCCCCAACTGCGATATGTCCTGGGATGAGTGTATCGCCTGGGCCTCCCGGCAGGACGGGATTGACGACCCAGAGGCTTATTGCGGCGCACGCGAGCAGGATTGAAAAAAGAAGACGGCTGCCGTGAGCAACCATAAGACCACATACCGCGCCAAAGTTGCGAGGGCCGAGACCAAGGCCCTGGGCGGCAACCGCATTGAGGCGGTGGTCTCCACGGAGGCCAGGGACCGGGACGGCGACATTATCCGCGCCGCCGGGTGGGACCTGGGCGATTTTCTCCGGCATCCGGTCCTGGTATCCAGCCACAACTACGGCAGCCTGCGGGCCCAGATCGGGCACTGGGAGAGCATGGAGGTCCGGGGCAAAAAGCTGATCGGGGTGGCCGAGTACTACGCCGGCGAAGGCAACGTGGAGGCCGACTGGGGCTACAACCTCGCCAACAAAGGGCGGGCAGCCTACTCGGTCGGATTCTTACCGGACATGAGCAAGGCTAAGGAGATGGAAGGCGAAGGCCCTTTCTTCGTCTCCTATGAGTTCAACGGGCAGAAGCTGTGGGAAGTATCTCAGGTCATCATCCCCTCCAACCCGGATGCCCTTCAGATTGTCCGGACCACCAAGGGCCTGCATCCGGTCGTCAGCGAGCTGATAGACGAGGCGCTGGCCGAGCTGCGCAAACCAGGGGAGCAGAATCAGCCCCGCTACCTGAGTCTCGACGACTTTGAGCGGATGCTGCCTGACCAGCTTCAGGCGGCGCTCAAGGACATTCTCCCGCCATTGCTGAAAGAGCTGAACCCGTCACCTCCTGAGCCTGAACCCAGTGCGCTGATCTCCCCAGACGAATTCCGCGAGCTTCTTAGAGGAGTGAGTACATGGTAACTCGCACCAGCAACATCCCCAAACCCCAGACGAAAGAGGAGCTTGAGGAAGTCCTTTCTGATGCTGTGCGCTATCAGAAGATGCTCCAGGACCCGGCCAGGTTCCGGCAGTTCATCGCCGATTACCAGAGGGCGCAGCAGCCGAACACGGCGCAGCAGCTCCGTGAGGCCATCAAGGAGGGGATGGAGGATTTCGTCAAGGGCAGCGCAGAGCGCACCGGCGTGAAGCGGCTGCCTCTCAGCGCCGAGGCGGCCATCGGCTACGGCTCGGCCCAGAGCCACATTCTGGGGGCCAATACCCTGGGGCTGCCCAAGGCGGTACGCCGGCAGGTGGCGGCCTACGGTGTGGGGCCTGGGGCCAGCCTCAACGGCAAGTTCGCCTCACTCCAGGAGTTCATCAGCGGGGTCTGGGCTTCCCTGTCCCAGCACCCGGCGGGCCAGAAAATCCTGACGCCTGAGGTTGTCAAGGCGATGGCCGAGTCCAGCGGTGCCGAGGGTGGGTTCCTGGTGCCCGAGGAGTTCCGCGCCGAGCTGCTGGCCCTGTCTCTGGAGGACGCCGTGGTCAGACCCAGGGCCAGGGTAATCCCGGTCAGCGTCTCCAGGGTGCTGATTCCGGTGATCCGGGACACCAGCCACGCCACCAGCGTGTACGGCGGCATTCAGGGGTCATGGGTGGCGGAGGCGGCCAGCCTGGCGACCAACCGGCAGCCCACCTTCGGCCAGGTCGCCTTGGACATGCGGAACCTGACCAGCTACACCATCGTGAGCAACCAACTGATGCAGGATAGCCCCATCTCCATCGAGGGCATCATCAACGCCCTGTTCCCGACGGCCATCGCGTATTTCGAGGACGATGCGTTTATCAATGGGACCGGAGCGGGCCAGCCTCTCGGCATCATCAACGCCGACGCCCTGGTGACCGTCGCGAAAGAGGCTGGGCAGGCGGCGAACACCATTGTCTATGAGAATCTGGTGAAAATGTTCGCCCGGATGCTGCCGTCGTCCATCAACCGCGCCGTCTGGGTGATGCACCCAGACACCTTCCCACAGATCGCCACGATGTCCCTGGCGGTGGGCACCGGCGGGTCGGCGGTCTGGCTGGCAAGTGCCGTTGGTGGCCCCCCGGCTACCATCCTCGGACGGCCCGTCATCTTCAGCGAGAAGTGCCGGTCAGTGGGCACCGCCGGGGATATCTTCTTCGTGGACTTCGGCTACTACCTGATCGGGGACCGGATGGGTTTGGAAGTGGCGAGAAGCGAGCATGTGAACTTCACGACCAACGAGATGGTGTGGCGGTTCATTCAGCGGGTGGATGGCCGGCCCTGGCTGGTGTCGGCGCTCACTCCCAGGTACGGGACCAACACTTTCAGCCCGTATATCAACCTCGCCACCAGAGCGTAAGCCTGGGCAACTATCGTAATCGGAGGTAACACACATGGCTGGAACTCTGGCTAAATACCTGGGCGGAGTCCTGGATATCGTCGGGGCCTTCCGTCCGGTGGACCTGTCTGCTGGGGCCAGCAACGGGGATTGGGTGAGTCTGAAAAACTGGCGGGGTTGCATTATCCTGTTTCACTCCGCCATTGGCACCGCCGGGGACGATCCGACGATTACGGCCCAGCAGGCTACTGACAATGCCGGGGCTGGAGCTAAGGCCCTTACATTCGACACGATTTACCGCAAGCAAGCAGCCACCAACCTGCTGAGTACTGGCGTCTGGACCAAGACCACCCAGGCCGCCGCCAATACCTATACCAATGACACGTCTGCGGAAGAAGAGGCGCTGTGGGCGGTGGAGATTGACGCCGAGGACCTGGACGTGGACGGCGGGTTTGACCACATCCGGGTGACGGTCGCCGATGTGGGGGCCAATGCCCAGTTGGGAGCCGCCTACTACATCCTGGTCGGCCCCAAATACCCCAACGCCCCCGAAAACGTGGTCAGCCCGCTATAAGGAGCGAGCTATGGGAGAGGTCCACACATCTGAGATACCCGGCGGCATGGGTGACGCCTGTGAGTGCCCCTATTGCTCCAGGTGCTACCCCAGGAGGGACCTGGAGGACCATGAGGTCCATTGCCCGCCCACATGCCGCCGCTGTGGGAGCCCGATGGATATCGAGGCCTGCCTGGCCTTTGCCGAGCGGAAGGCCCACGAGGCGAGGTCTCCCGGCGCGGTAGTCCGGCCCAGGGTGAGGGTGTAGCATGCCAGCACCACAGCAAGCGTGCGTGCATTGCGGCTCGGTGGCGTGCGAGCTGGCGAGCCGGGATGTCTGCCGCCACACTCGCAAGGCCAAGCCCGTGCCTGCCGCTGTCAGGTCCCCGGAGGAGCCACCCCAGGACAAGATGGTCAAATCGCCGGCCCGCCGCAGGTAGCGGGTACGGCGCACCTTGCAGGAGGTGCGGTTTGTCACTCAGAAGCAGATACGTCCGTGGGAACCTGGTCTACTACGATACCCACCGGATGCGCGTGGTGGATGCCATTGGCCCGACCGTGGTCAAGTGGATTCTGGACGCCGCCGATTTCCAGCCCAAGGGCGGCACTGGCACCGACCCGAGAGGCTATACCACTACGGTGGTGGAGACCGGCACCGCCACGTCTGAGGCTGAGGCCAGCGACCTGGCGACCATTACCGCTGAGTTCATCACCGACAACGCCGAAAACGATGGTATCGGGATTCAGCTTAATGGAGAGGCCTTCCGCCCAACGAAGAGAGACCTGTACTTCGGTATCTCCATTGACATCAACGATGTTACCCAGACCGACTTCATCGTCGGCTTGTCCATCACGGACACTACCCTGCTGGGAGGCATGACCGATGGCATTTATTTCCGGAAGGTGGACGGATCGGCCTCGGTATCGGCGGTGACTGAAAAGGATTCCATTGAGACCGAGACGACTGGCGTCAACACAATGACTGATGATACGGAAGTTACACTGGAGTTCTATTTTGATGGCAGCTCGGTGTACTTCTTTGTCAACGGCGTCCAGCAGGCGATTCACACCGCCAACATCCCCGACGATGAGGCCCTGACCCCCAGCATCGAGTTCCTGACCGGCGAGGCCGTCGCCAACCGCCTGCGGGTGCGCTGGGCACGGGCCTTCTCCATAGGCTAGCAATGGCGGTAGTCCTGATGCGAGCGATTAACAGGTACGCGGGCCTGTCCACGGACACCAAGCCCGCCAGCTCGGTTGCCGGGTCGACATTCTACGAGACCGACACCGGGCATACCTACATCTGGCAGGGCAGCGCCTGGTTAAAGATGAGGGAGTAGATGGCCGTCGAGCTAGTCACCACTGCCCAGGCGTGGGTGGGCCTCTCCAGCGACACCAAGCCGGCGTCGCCGCCAGTTGGCTCTACCTTCCTGGAGACCGACACCGGGGCGCTGTACGTCTACGCCGGCGGGTCCTGGAAGTTCAAGCCGTCGGGGAACCTGCTGCGGGCCAGCAAAACCCGCACCTTCACCGGGGCCGCCAACCTGGGCCAGGCTGGCACCAACACCACCTGGTTTACCGTAACCGGAGAGGTGCTGGTCCTGTTCATCGTCGGGTTCTGCACCACCGATCTGACCGAGGCGGCGGCCACCGCGACCATCACCCTGGGCATAACCGGGGAGACCGCGCTGTTCATCGCGGCGACTAACGCGGTGACCATTGACGCCAATGAGTTCTGGGTGGACACCACCCCGGTGCTCGACCGGGAGATTCTGCCAGCGGCGGTCAAGGACATCGCCATCAGCGCCGATGTTGTGTCGGCGGTGGCGGCGCAGAACATCAATGGGGGAACGTTGCGGATTGACTGCTGGTGGCTGCCACTGTCCGCCGACGGCAACGTGGTGCCAGCGAGCTAGGTGAGTTTATGAGCTGGGCGCAGCTTAGGTCAATGATCGACGAAAACCGGCGGGAGCGGGCGCGCCGGGCCACCGAGGCACCGGTGACCTGCCCCATCTGCGGGCACATGCTCGATATACGGGACGACGGGGCCAGGAGC